AAATAAGTATAAATAATTATTGACAATTTTATACATCATCTGATAAAATTTTAATTAATAAATAAATAAATTATTAAAATATTAATTAATGGGAGGCTATTATGTTTATTAAAGGTGAATTTAGAGGAATTGAAACTAAAAATGCTAAAGTTAAAGATAAGGAAACTGGGCAATTAGTCGATAGAGAATATAGCACTATTTATGTTGAAGAAATTACAGGGCACCCTATAAGAATTAGCGTTACGGAAAATAAATTAAAATATCAAGATATGAAAATAGGAACACAAATTGAAGTTAAAGTCGGCGTTTCAGCTTATGCCTATGGCGATAAAAAAGCATATGTAAGGTTTTGGGAATCAAAATAATTCCCAAGCTTTTTTTTGGAGGATATATGGAAACTACAATAGTTGCTCTTGATTCAACGCAATATAATCAATTGCTATCAAATATTGATACTATTAACGAACAATTAGTATTAATACAAACATCAAACCAAGAACAAGCATTATTTTTCACAACTGTATTATTGATTATGCTTTTTGCTTTGATTGTCGGGGTGGTGAAGAGTTTTGTTCGTTGAAGAAATAGCAAAATGTTTTTTAATTAGTTACTCTGTTGTATTCCTTGTTGGAATATTTATAAAATGTGTTAAAAATGCGAAAGGTTGAATTTATATGTCATTAGCATATGAATGGTTATATCAAACTGTTATATTGGCTTTTTCAATAGGAATTTTAATTACAATTATATCTCAATCTTTTAAATAAGGGGGTGATGAAATTAAGAAAGCTACTCTTATACTCACTATATTATTAGTATTATTAATGTCTATACCAAATCTTGTTTATGCAGATACAAGTAATATTTTATTAGGATTATTGCCTGTAGAAAATAATTATGTTAATGATATTCATTTAATAAATGATGGTATCGAAGGCGCGTCAAGTGATACAGGCACATTTGTTGCACCAAGCTATGTTAAATGGGATTTAGGTGGAATACATTATATAACTGGTGTTTATCTACGTGGTAGTCGAAATTCATTAGCATTTGATGTAGAGTTCTATGATAATAATAATACATATTTAGGCAAATATAATTTAACTGATNNTAGTTCGAATCCCTATCAAGTTGAATATACAAACGTCAGATATGTAGTATTGCGAGCATTGTTACCAAAAAATAGTGGAGTTGCAATGTCTGTGCAAGAATTTGCTGTTTACGGCGAAATATTCGTACCCGATACAATCCCGCCTGGTGAGATAACTAATTTGCAGATACAAGAAAGTGATAAAAGTATCTCGTTTTCATGGATAAATCCAATAGATGAAGATTTCAGCCATGTGAATATATATCGTGATGGAGATTTAATTGAATCAATATATTCTGGTGGTAATACTTATACCGATACAGGACTGGATATATCAACAAACTATTTTTACCAATTAAAGACGGTTGACATATCAGGAAATGAAAGTATAGGTATAAGTCGTTCATTGACAACATTGGAAGAATTAGACGAAATTCCACCAATGCCCCCAGTAAATTTCAATGTAGTTTTTCACGAGTACAAAAATTATCTTACATGGACAAGTCCAAGTGATTTGGATCTAGATTCAATTAAAATTTATCGAAATGGTGAATATATCGCTACAGTCAAAACGAATTATTTTAACGATACGGATATAGAAAGTCATACAGAGTATGAATATCTTATTTATGCAGTTGACAAGAGTGGTAATGAAAGTGAATCAGTATCAAAAAGTGTTATGACAGGCGAAATAAACGTAAATGTAATCGAAATACTGTTTAATAGTATAGTCGATACAATTATTAATATTATTGATAACCTGCTAATAAGTGCAAGGAATATATTATTAACAATTTTGGGATTGATTGCTTTAATAGTAGGTGCATTTTTACTTATAGGCTTGGGAAAAAAAGCAATAAAACGTTCTAAATAATGCCTATTGAAAAGTTAATATAAAAAAATTAAAAATTTATGGGAGGATTTAAAAAATGGAAGGAACTTTTACATTCATTGAAACATGGGTAGCAGGACTTGTTACAGATTTAACCGCAAGCGCAACAACAATAGTGTTGTCAGGACTTGGCTTGGTTGCTCTTGTTGTTGGTGCATTTTTCCTTATAGGTCTTGGCAAAAAGGCTGTAAAATCTTCTAAATAATATTAGAAGGAAAGGACAGAGGGGAAATTTATTTCCCCTCAATAATAAATATGAAAACAACAAAGATTATTATTTTAACTGCAATTATATTTATATTAAGCGCAACAAATTGTTTCGCTTTTACTGTAACAGCTGAAGAACACGAAACAGGCAAAGTAATATTGAATATAGAAGGTGGCATGCCGCCTTATGAAATATATCGGTCATATGATAATTCAAATTATACATTCGTCATGAGCGCAGACTATCACAGAGTTATTGAATACGGTTTGGAAGGTGGAAAAACATATTTCTATAAAGTAATAGATGATACAGGATACGAGGCTTTAGTAAGATATTCAGTACCTATGCTATTTGAACAGGTTTTACCATTAACAGTCAAAATAATCAATGATAATCAAGCAACAATCGAGTGGGATATGTACGATTTTAAAACAGCAGAAATATGGTTAAATTATGATTTTATAACTTATGTATATGATTCTACTACCTACACATTAAATAACCTTCAACCAAATACGGAATATGAAGTCTATATTAAAAACCAGTATGGTGTAAAGTCTAATACTATAACATTTAGAACAACTAATTATTTTGACAAGTTAGACCAACTATTAAAAGAACTAGTCGTCAAAGATTTAAACATTGATTCAGATTCTGACGGTCTAATAGATAAATTAGAACCTATAGCAAGTAAGATAGATACTATAGTTAATAAGTTAGGCGGAAATACAATAACGGGGGTACAAAATGTTATTGATTCAGTAGATTATTCAACAGGTGTTCATGACCTTCAAAATTTGCCAAAGATTAAGACTAATTTTAGAGGATTAGAAATAACAATTCTTAATTTAGATGATATTCGATTAATGGGAATGATGGAAACTATCCGACTTTTAGTTTTAGCAATATTAACTGTAACATTTATCTTCTTAGTAATATCATTCTTTGACGTTAAATTTAAAGTATAGGGGGAATTGTTTTGATATTTAACTCTATATTGTCCGCTGTTAATAGTACACTTGCTTGGATAATTGATAAACTTCCCAATATTAATATTAATTTATCTGAATTTATATCTAAATTTAATTATCTAATAGATTTAACAAAAGCATTAAATTATATACTACCTATAAAAGAAGCACTTGTATTCGTAGGAATACTACTGGGGATAAGATTTGCATTATTAGTATTTTGGGCAGCAACAAGGGTTATTAATTTATTGAGAGGGGCAGGATAATGATAACGATAATTATTATGATTCTCGTTGCGTATGCAACAAACAAAATAACTCGTTTGTATTGTGTTTTCAAGTACAAAAATGACGTTGAATTTATACGATCAGTAATGCGAAACGAATTAACATATAACTTGAAAAATAATACATTTACTATTGAGCAAATTGCAGAGGAAGTGAACTCGTATGATTGAGGCTATAACCGGACAACCGGGAGCAGGGAAAACACTTATGATGGTTAGAAATATGATTATTGAAAGAAACCGTCATGAAATGATGAAAAAGCTAATTAAGAGTAAACGGGAATTAATACAGATAGCAAATTTCCCTGTAAACGAAAAAATACTTCCTAATGTCATTCTGTTAAAAAATGAAAACATCATGCAACTTTACGAATGGATATTACAACAAAAATATTTTGGGGCGAGTATATACTTAGACGAGGCAAGTATTCTTTTTCCTGCTCTCGCATGGACTAATATTCCAAGTGATGTAATATTGGCATTAAGACAACACAGGCACGCAGGATATAATCTTATATATACTGCGCAGGATTTAGATGATGTTGCAAAAGGTCTTAGAAATGTTACACAGTTTTGTACTGTTGTAGATGGTTGGTCAAAACTCCGATTCTCTTTGTTTTGTTGTTATGAGGTCAAGCGTGGAAAAATCAATTCAAAGAAAAAATTTAATCGAGGGTTATATTTACATAAAAATAAATATTATAACGCTTACAGTACAATATACAATATAGAAAAGCCAAACTACCTTAATAGCGATATTGGTATAACTTTAAATGAGGAATGTTAACGTGCATATTATTTCCGAGTCTTTGAGCGTAGCGAGAAGATCCTCGGATTTAATATGCCATGTATAGTAGAATTATAAAATAAAACGAGAGATACCCTTTAGCAAAGCGTGGGTATCTCTTATTATCTTAGAAGTTAAGGTGCAGATCCCTGCATTAGCCACAAGGATTTAAAGGACAATGGAATGTCCTTTCTTTAATATTCATGGTTGACAATGTTCGACAAGTAGGATAATATAATAATGGAGGTGAAAAACAATGTTGAAGGATAAGCGAATTACAATAAGAATTACAGAAGAAACTTACAACAAATTAACAGAATATGCTCACCAAGATAGGCGTTATTTATCCGAATGGATACGATTAATTATATTGGAAGAAATAGATTCCAGAGCTATAAGGATTCAAGAAAATATCGCTAAAATGTAG